GGACCTTGAATGCCTTGTGGTCCTTGAGGACCGATAGGACCTTGTGGACCCTCTGGTCCTTGTGGACCTTCTGGACCGCCTGCTGGACCTGCTGGTCCCTGTGCGCCTCTAGGACCTGGGAACAGGTTATTGGAACTGACTGTGACTCTAGCCATTGGAGCCTCCTAGAAGTGGAATCTGAAAGAATGACGAATCTTCATCGCCAGCCTTTGTAAAGCTGATATGAATGTGCTTGGTGTGCGGATTGATTCCTGTGTATTTAACCCATCGCCACAAGCTTCTTTTACTAGCAATTTTTTTGTTAAAGATGACATAAGCAATTCGCTTATCACGCTTGGCGGCAGCTCGAATCTGATCGGCAAGGTAATGAGCTGTGGCATCTTTCCCATCGAGAGAAGCATCGAGATCCAAAGCGCGAATGTGCCCTGTAATAGGGTCAGGGTTGTGATCGCTCTTTGAGGCTGCGTGTCGTGCATCTCCGATTGTTCCGTCAGAAGAACGGTCTCTGTCAGGATAAGCATCGTCTGCTTGCTCTCGAAATTGGATGACTGATTTACTCAGGCGTGATTTCACTCAGGTAAGCCTCGTATTCCTCGTCAGTCATTTCACGGTCGATAACTTCATCTGTTGAAACATCATGGATGCGGATCATTGGATTAGGCATTATTTGACTCCAAATACTTTGACTGTTCCTGCGCTGAATGTTCCACCGCTGGACATGTTGAACACGAGTGATGAGATTGCTGAGTTAGTAACAATTCGACCCATGCCAAAGTATGGGATTGAGGCTGTTGTGTTATTGACTCCTGAGCCTGATGCTTGGAATGGCTTGCCGCTAACTGTTGAGGCATAGTCTGAAATAGTGATAACCAGCCCATTAGTAGTGTTTGATGAGTTCAAGCCTAGAAGTGTGCAATACCCACCTGCACTGTTGCTCAATGATGTTGGAGTACCTGAAGCGTTATACACCAAGTCTGTGATGGTTGTCGATGCGTTTGGTGCTAGCTGCAATAGTCCTGCTGAGCTGCAATTTACGCCATAGACGATGATCTTCAAATCCTTGTAAGTTGCTGGGATTCCAGAGATTGTAGTTGATGCACCTGACAGAGTAGTTGTCGAGATTAGGGTCTGAGACTCATTGGCTACCCATGTGAAGTCCATGTCTGTGCCAGATGTCTTTGAGAGCACCTGTCCTGTTGTGCCACCCTTGAGATCGACCATTGATGTGTCAATGCCTGAGCCAAGAGTTGAGATAGCCGTTGCGCCATCCTTAACCAAATCGGTGGATTGAGGTACGGTCCAGCCGAAGTTCGTTGTTGTTGTTGCCATTTATGCCACCGTTCCTAGAGCTTGTGCCCATGTCATTGTACCCGATAATGTGTTCCAAGTCTCCAATGCACTCACGCCTGACCAGCGGGTTGCCACATCAGAGTATGAGTATGGAGTTGCATTGATTGTCAGACTCATAGATCCATAACCTGCTTGGAATGTCCAACCTTCAACGAATCCTTGAAATAGTCCATTTACTATATTGAGAGGCAGATTGTCAATCTGGATTGGCATACCCATAAAGACACCTAGAAGGTTGTCTCGGTCTGAGTCATCGATCTCAGGATTAGCCAACTGGAATGTTATTGCCTCAAACTTTGGATAAGGATTGGAGCGCAAAGAGATGTAGCGATCTGCAACAGAGATTGCATCTGCTCTATTGTGTAAGAGGCTGGTTGTTGATTGAGCCGATACGCCATAGAGCGATTGGCTTGCCACATCCTCTGAAGTGTAGCTCGATGAGCCTGAAGGACCATAGGCAACCGTTATCTTATTGCGAATGTCACCTGACTTGACAACTGACTTAATGCCACTTGCCAGAGCATGATTAGCATCGAGGTTCACATAGCCGTTAGCTTGTAAATACTCCTTGCGGTGGTAAGTGTCTGCATACCCGATATTGCCATTGGCATCTTCAAAGATATACCCGAAGGCAGATTGAGCAATGTCAGATACTAAAGTGTAGAGATTGATAGGCGATGAGGATCGAGCGATCATCTCATATTGACCAGGTAGATCGATGTCTCCAAGTCCCACGACCTCAGCTAGTGCCCAAGTAGTTGTGGCATCGTAGGTTGCCCAAGTCTGGGAAGCAGATACATCGTTCCATTGACCACCCAATGAGTCTGAGAGTAAGTCATAAATCTGGTTGCCTTCAAAGTCTTTGGAAAGGACTCCGTTAGTAATAATCTTAGGCAACTTGGACAATGCACCGATGGCAGTAATGTCTGCAATAGTTGTGTGTCCTACGCGACCAGATGATTGAACGCTTATGGCAAAGTCTGAGATGAAGCCGCCAAAGATCGGCACATAAGTACCAGATGAGTTCTTAACCTCGATTGCAACCTGTGTGTTGATTGTGAAGTCGTAAGAGGTATTGTCTAGGTTGATTAACTGAAAGCGGCAGTATCCTGCTACTGGCTGAGAATAGAAGTCAGTTCTGCCAGTTGTAATTGTAAGGTTGGCAATGGTGACTGTTTCAAAGTCTCCACCCTCTACCGATACACGCCACTCAGGATTCCAGACGGTCATGGTACGAGGCTACCTGCTCCCAATGTTCCACGGTAATTAGATTGGTTCAATACATTGACAATGGTTCGAGCTGTGCCTTCGGCATCAATGGCTCCATTGACTGTGAGATTGATACCGCCTGAGCTTCTAAATAGTTCTGAACCCGCAGTTGGCGCACTTGGCGCTGGAGCAGATCCAATAGTGCCAATGTTAGGCAGGATAGGGATTGAATTATATTTTTTAATAACTGTGTTAATTGCGTTAATTGCAACCTGGACTGCATTGGTGATGCCAGAGATTACATCGGCAATGATGTCAATGATTCCACCTGCGATCTTGCCAACTACCTTGAGCGCACCGCCTAATGTGACCACGAGCACAGGCACTACATAATCAACTAGGAACTTTCCAAAGTCTTGGAATGTCTCTTTGTTGCGAACGATTGCATCTGTGATTGGCTTGAATAGTTCTGCAAACTTGCCAAGATTAGGCACAACCTTATTAACAATAATATCTACTAGGTCCTCGATGATAGGTAGAAGTCTTGCTCCGATACCCTCTTTGGCTTCATCGAATGCAACCTTGAGTCGCTGGATTCTGCCCTCATAAGTCTCAGCATTAGCCGCTGCCGCTCCACCGAATAGATCGGTTAGTCTGCCCTGTACATCCTCGAATGACATGGTCTTGAGTTCTGCTGCACTAAGTCCTATGCCTAACTTGCCCAAAGCGGCTGTATTGCCCTCGTATGCCTTACCAAGGGCATTAGAAACAGTCTCTAGTGGCTTACCAGTCTGTGCTGCAATATCCAAAGCAGTTGAGAGTAAATCTTGAGCCTTACTGACTGAGCCAGTGGCTACTGCTAGGCGGCTTAGCGATGGGCGTAGCTTGTCATCTGATACACCTGTGGCTAAAGATAGTTTAAGAATTTGATCTTCAGTTGCCTTGATCTGGTCTTTAGTTGCACCTGTGGCACGCTCTAGCGCACCTGCTAACTTGACCTGTGCTGCTTCATCTTCAATGGCAGCCTTAACGCCATCGATTGCTAACTTGGAAGCATAAGCACCAGCTGCAACTCCAGCGGCTAAGAATGCCGCACCTGCGAGCTTGCCGAACTTGGAAACCTTGTCTCCGAAAGTCTGGACTTCTGTTGAACTCTGGTCGAGCTTCTTCCGTAAATCATCTACATCTGCAAGGATGGATAACTTGAGCGTTCTACTTCCTGCCATTAGTTATACTCCTTTAGAATCTTGCCAAATGCTTCTTCCCATTGCTGAACCAGTTGTGGCTGGATCGCTCTGAGTGTTGGATAAATGAAATAGCCTGCATTGCCTCTACCTTGAGAAGGTGTACGGTTTGGGAACTGCTTGAAGCGATTAGAACCAAACTCCATACCAGCCCATAGGTCACGAGTAGTTGCTCCACCTGAGAATCGCTGAGAGGCGAATCCATAGGAGAACTCACCGATCTTTGATGACTTGGATATGCGAACACCGTCAGCAATGCGACGAGCAGCAACACCCGAAACTTGTCGGGTTGCCGCTGCCGCTTTAATCTTATCTGAAGCAAACTCTGCTAGAGCTGAGGATTCCTTCTTAGCCTGAGTAACTGCCTCATCAGACATAGCCTTAAACGCTCCGATTAGAGCACGCAATTCTTTGCGGTCATAAGTGATTGCCTCACTTGCCATTGCGTTCCTCCAATACTTCAATCGCTGTCAGAATGTCGCTGGCATCGTTCCATTCGCTCATCGGTATTCCTGTGGCTATTGCTAGTTCTATTAAGAGGCGGCTTACGCTTCCTCTGCTATGGCTTTTGGGCTATCAGCTACTCGATCGAAATCGATAACCGACTCCATCCAAATCTCAAGAGGCTTGGTTGGCTTGCCTGCTGCATCTCTTTTGTATGCGCTATGGGCAACGAACAACAGATCCCAGATACCCTCAAATTGAGCGATTGACTTGGATGTTGCTCGTTCCCACTTCGCAAAGTCTGGTGGATAGGCAGTCAATGTCTGCTCATCACCTGTGCTGTATTTAATTATGTATGTTTGCTGCATCTTTGCTCCCGTTAGTTAGATTTTAGCTGAATGTCTCTGTTGGTGTTCCCACGACTGTGAATGACCAAGTTTGAGTCTGTGCACCTGGTGCTTCTCCACCGACTGATGGGAATACTGGCAACACATTACAAGTAAATACTGCGCCTGTAACTGCTGTCAATGATACTGCCAATGTTGTGTTTGGTGCTGTCTCACATGCTGTCCACATTGCTTCGCATAGTGAAGATGATGCCACCCAGTCAGATAGCAATGAACCATCAAG